GTTACAATTTATATTCTACAAAAGATATAAAAAAAGGTTCTGAAGTAACAGCAAATTATGAGGAGACTCCAGATTTTATAGATAAAAATACAAAAGGGTTTAAGGAGATAGAATGAATTACATTTTTGATAAATGCGTAGAGTTACTACTTTGGCTAGGGCCTGCATTTAATTTAACGTATAAAGAAATTAATGTTTTAATCTTTGTAATTATAGAACCAACTATATTTATGATAATGCTTTATATTATTTTAAAGCAGTATTTAAGTAATGAATATAAATAGTCAAGATGTAAATAAAGCTGAAGAAGCTTTAATGCTTGCACATAAAGACCTTATCTCATTTGGTAAGTTATTTCTAGACAGTGATTTTATGCGTAGCGAAACGCCATTCTTTCATTATGAGATTGCTGATGTAATAGATGATAAAGAAATAAAGCAAGTTGCTATAATTATACCAAGAGGTCATGGAAAAACTGTATTAACTAAAGCATCAATTCTGAAAGATTTCTTATTTTGTCCAAAAGATGACTTCTTATTTTATGCATGGGTATCAGCTACTCAGAAATTGAGTGTAGGTAATATGGATTATATAAAGCATCATTTAGATTATAATGAAAAGATAAAGTATTATTTTGGTAATACGAGAGGTAAGAAGTGGACAGAAGAAGATGTTGAATTAACAAATGGATGTAAGTTAATTAGTAAGTCTAACGTGTCTGGTATAAGAGGTGGTGCAAAGCTACATAAAAGATATGACTTAATAGTATTAGATGACTTTGAACATGAGGCAAATACAATTACAAGAGAAGCTCGAGATAAAAATGCTAATTTGGTTACCGCTGTAGTCTATCCCGCTCTTGAACCACATACTGGTCGTCTTCGTGTTAACGGGACTCCAGTTCATTATGATAGTTTTATTAATAATTTACTTACTAGCAGTACTAAAGCTAGAGAAAGTGGTAATGATTTTGCTTGGAATGTTATTACATATAAAGCTATTACAGATGACGATAGTCCTTTGTGGTCTTCTTTCTTCAATAAGAAAAAGTTAAGAGAGAAGAAGAAATTTTATGCTGACTCAGGACAACCACAGAAATACTATCAAGAATATATGATGGAAGTAATGAGTGATGAAGATGCGGTATGGACTAGAAGACATGTGATGTATTGGGAAGGATATTATAAACATGAAGATGGAGTTAATTATATTGTAAAAGATGGCGAAGATATACCTGTTAATACATTTATAGGATGCGATCCTGCTACAGATATAGACACTAAGCATGCTGACTTCAGTGTAATTATGGTAATCGCAATAGATGCAAATAATGATTTATATGTTTTAGAATATGAAAGACATAGAAGTATTCCAACGATTGGTAGTAAAGCTCCTGACACAGGTGAGATAATTGGTAAGAAGGGAGTTGTTGATTATATATTGGAACTTCATCAGAAATATAATTGCACATCATCAACTGTCGAGGATGTAGCTATGAATCGTTCAATCTTCCAAGCACTGAATGATGAAAGAAGGCGATTAAATCGTTACGATATAGCTGTAATTCCTGAGAAACCAGGCGGAACTAACAAGCGTAACCGCATATATAGTGGTCTTTCAGCTCGATTTAGTACAGGAACGGTACGTTTAAGGAAGAATATGTTTGATTTGATTAACGAAATCGTTACCTTTGGCCCCAAAATGGCTCATGACGATACAATAGAGAGTCTTTATTACTCTCAAGTACACTCATTTCCTCCAAATATGAAGAAAGATAAAGAAAAAAGGACTTGGTTTAAGCCCACAAGAAAAGCGAAAAGTTGGATAGTAGCGTAAAATATGGTTAGTATAGGTCAAATGCGAAGTCTGGTTGAGAGAACATGTTCTAAGATGGGTGATAAGTATGCATCAAAGGATGCTGTTGAATTAGTATTAGCTACTGGTATAGTAGAATCAAGATATGAATATATTAGGCAAATGGGTGATGGCCCCGCTAGATCGTTTTGGCAAGTAGAGCCAGCATCTGCAGTTGACAACTGTCAGCACTATTTAAAGTACAGGTCTAGTTTAATGAAAAATTGTGCAAAAGCTAGTCTTGTTGATACTAAGTATTGGCAGATGTATGAAGAAGAAATATGGGCAGAGATACTAGAAAAGAACATAGCTGCTGGTATTGTTCATTGTAGATTAAAGTATAGAAGAGTACCAAAGAGATTACCTAGTTCTTTAGAAGGACAAGCTGAATATTGGAAGAAGTATTATAATACTGAAGGCGGTAAAGGTGATCCTGACCATTTTGTAGAATCAGTTAAGAAGTGGATGATGTAAATGCCTGATTTGTGGTCAATAGTAACTTCAGCAATAGCTCCAATCATTAGAGAAAGAAGTGTTCACAGTTTGCGTGGATTTGATTATGACCAAGACTGGCTATCGGTTATAGGAAGTTTTATAGGTGGTGAGGGTGACTTCACTGATTCTCAAGTTAAAGATATGGTAGAAAGAGTTTATCCCACTGCTTTAAAAAAGGGAACAATTAAACCTTGGAAAAGAGGTGACCTAGAAAAGGGAAGAAAACCTCCAATGAGAGTCCAAGAAAGAATGGATATGATGTTAATGGCAGCCGATATGCCACAGAAATATGGCACAATGAAGAAAAGTCTTTGGCAACCAACTGTGGGTAAAGAAAAGAAAGATGTTTTTTATACATTTGGAGACCCTAGCCAGATGAGTGATATATATAAAGGATTATCAGAAAAGATACCTTACATGGAGAAAGAGACTGCAAGACGAAAAGAAGCTGGAGAAAAGCCGAGAATGTTTAATGTTGGTTATCCTTCAGATGTTAGAAAAGGTGAAGCTGATTTTGACTGGTCTCAGCATCATGTCGGAATGGAGAGATTTCAAATTGGAGTAGGTGAAGACCGTACGGGAAAATATATGTCTATATATGATCCTTGGGATATAGCTGGAGGTGAACTTACTCAGGGAGTTTTTCCTGGTTTTCAGATATATGATAGAAGATATTATGAAATGACTCCACCAGATCAACCTGATATTAAAAGGGCTCCTCCCACTGAACTTACTGCTCCTCAACCAGTGCCAGTAGGGCAAATGCCTGTTGGTAGAAGTAAAGCATCAATAGAAGATAAAATAATGAATTTTTTACATAAGGTTATATAATGGCAAGAGTGACAAATAAGAAAAGAGCGCAAGTAAACAAACAGCTTTGGGAAAGAGCTAATAATAGTCATAGGCAAAGATGGCAGAATCTAAGTCAGAAAGGTTTCGACTTTTACTTAAATGAACAGTTGTCTAAGCGTGAAGTAGATGCTTTAGAAGAAGCTGGTATGCCAACATTTACAATTAACAGGGTAACTCCTATTATTGAGATAATGAAGTATTTTGCGACTGCTAATAACCCAAGATGGAAAGCAGTAGGAGCTACTGGAGATGATGTAGATGTTGCTCAAGTACATTCTGACATAGCTGATTATTGTTGGTATCTATCTAATGGTAAATCACTGTATAGTCAAATAGCTCTCGATGCTCTTACAAAGGGTATTGGTTATTTTCTTGTTGATGTTGACGCAGATGCTGACCGAGGAATGGGTGAGGTAAAATTCAGTAGAATAGAACCTTATGATGTATATGTTGATCCAGCCAGTAGAGATTTCTTATTTAGAGATGCGACTTTTGTAATGATTAGAAAGAATCTTTCACGGTCAAGTCTAATAAATAAGCTACCTGAACATGCGGCTAAGATTAAAAAAGTAGCTAGAGGAACTGAAGTTGTATCTTATTCTCAGAGAGATACTGATGAATCTTTTAGTACACAGCCTGAAGATATTACAATGGGTGTCAATTTAGAGGCTGAAGATGATGATATAATTGCATACTATGAAACATATGCTAAGAAAAAGTTTGCATATAGAAATGTATTTATAAAAGTAAAACCATCACCTGCTGAACTTGATCTTATAAAAGAACAAGTAGCTGAACAAATAAGCGATTTTCAAAAAGAAATAGAAGTTGGTTTAATAGAAAAAGAAATACAATTAAATGACGCTGTAGAATCAGGAGAAATGATACCTGAAAGAGCAAAACTTGAGTTGGAAAAAGCTAGAAAGATGGCAGCTCAGGCGGTAGAAGAACAGCGTATGCAAATGGAATCTCAAGCTCAAGATGCAGCTTCGACTATAAAACAACAAGTAATGCGAGAAGAAGATTTCAAATTATTGTCTTCTAATCCTGAGACTGCAGAGAATATTGTTGAAGCTGTCAAATTTTATGAAAATAGAGTAGTTCTAACATGTACTGCTGGTGATGATACATTTTTATATGAGTATACATTACCATGTACTGAATATCCTATAGTTCCAATTCCATATATGTATAGTGGAACTCCTTATCCTATGAGCGCAGTTGTACCTCTTATAGGTAAACAGCAAGAGATTAATAAAGCTCATCAGATTATGTTGCATAATGCAAATTTAGCCTCCAACTTAAGATGGATGTACGAAGAAGGCTCAGTGCCTGAGGAAGAATGGGAACAGTATTCTTCATCACCGGGGGCATTATTGAAATACAGACAAGGATTTACTCCTCCAACTCCTGTATTACCAGCTCCAATAAATAACGCTTTTTATTCTGTTGTACAAGAAGGCAAGGCAGATGCTGAGTATATAAGTGGAGTCCCTTCTGCTATGATGGGTTTTACACAAGAACAACCTGAAACTTATCGTGGATTATTAGCAAATGATGAGTTTGGGACAAGAAGATTAAAAGCTTGGATGGGAAGTATAGTAGAACCATGCTTAGAACATTTAGGTAGAATATTTCAGCAGATTGCTCAAAAACATTATTCAGTAGAAAAAGTATTTAGAATTGTACAGCCAGAAGCTGGTCAATCTCCTCAAGAAGAAAAAGATGTAAGAATTAATATTCAAGTATATAATGATTATGGTCAAGCGATTGGGAAGTGGAATGATTATGCATCTGCAAGATTTGATGTAAGAGTTATAGCTGGGGCTACGATGCCAGTGAATAGATGGGCTTTACTTGAAGAATATTTTAGATGGTTTCAAGCAGGTTTGATAGATGATATAGCTATGATAGCAGAAACTGATATAAGAAATAAGAAAAGTATTGTAGAAAGAAAATCAATGTATGCTCAAATGCAAGGGCAAATGGAGCAGATGGATGAAGCAATAAAAGATAAAGAAGGAACTATTGAAACATTAGAACGTCAACTTGTACAAGCCGGTATAAAGATGAAAGTAGGTCAGGCTTCTAATGAAATAAGGAAAGACGTACTAGAAACTGAAGCACAACAAAAGCTTTTAAGAGGTATGTTAAAAACTGAGTTTGATAAAATGAAGACTGAAATGAAAGCAAGTATGGAAGTTGCAAAAGCAGAGGAAAAGCAGAATACTGAATAATGGCTAGTTGGAAAAAGAAAAGTTATCCTAGTATGGCTAGGGATGGTAGAAAAAATGGAAGATGGAAAGATGGAAGTAGCCAAACTCATTATAGGAATAAGGCTAATGCACCTAAAGGAAAAGTTGTTCATCATAAAGATGGCAATAAATCAAATAATAGTAAATCTAACGTTAGAGTAATAAGTAAAGCTGAACACAACAAAGTACACCCTGAAAAGGGTGGAAGAAGGAAGTGTAAGAGCGGTTTTACTTGGAGCAAGAGAACAAAAGCATGCGTAAGATTATAGTTTTTGTTTTGTTTGTTTTTGTTTAAATTAGTTAGAGTGAATAAAAAAGGAAAATAACTATGAGTCAAGAACAAGTAGGTAACGCCCAAGAGGCCCCCGAAAGTATTAATACTCAGCCCATCGAAGATAATATGATGTCTGACAACTTTTTTGCTGATCTAGACAGAAGTGTTAATGGTGGTATTTTAGACGAACATTCGCCGTCAACCTCGAATAATAACAGTGGTAACACACTATCGAGCCCAAGTGAAGTTCAATCGGTAGTCCCTGACAGTGATGTAGAGACTATGAAAAAGAGGTATAGTGATTCAAGCAGAGAAGCAAAAAGGCTGAACGGAAAACTTTCCGAATTAGAACCTTATATGCCGATCCTTGATGCTATGCGAGACGACCCCAATTTAATTCAGCATGTGCGGAATTACTTTGAGGGTGGTGGTCAAACACCTGAAAATATGGCAGAAAGACTCAACATTTCAGAGGATTTCGTGTTTGATGCCGATGATGCTTTTTCTAATCCCGATTCGGATTCATCAAAAGTACTTGGAGCAACGATTGACGGTATTGTCCAGCGTAGACTTGGAAAAGAACTTGCAGGACAAAAATCAGAAAATCAGAGACTAGCAAAAGAAACCAGTTTTCGTCAAAAACATGAGATGTCTGATGAAGAATGGGAAACATTTGTTAGTTTTGCTAAAGCTAAGTCACTTGAATTAGATGATATATATTATCTAATGAATCGTAAGAATCGTGACGAAAAAATTGCTGATAGTACGAGACGGGAAATGCATGATAAAATGCGTGAAGTTCAAGAACGTCCCGGTTCTCTTGCTACTACTGGCGGAACACAGGTCGAACAATCAACTGACGACCGAGTATTTGAAGCTATATTAGGTGTTGACAGTGAGTTAGAAAAAGCTTTTGGGTAATACCAGAAGTTTAATGATTAACTAAAAAGGAGATAAATCATGGCTGATTTATTTCAAATGGAGTCAACCGCTGATGTAGCAGCTGGTGCAGCTGAGCCTAGATTAGGAACAGACCTTGACACTGGTGTACTTCGCAGAAAATATGATTTTGGAGATAGAGTCTCTGAACTAGCAATAGCTTCAGACCCTTTTTTCCGAATGGTATCAAAACTGTCGAAG